TTAAATCATCTATGTCGTCATCGTCTCCAGCCTCAACATCAATTGTCATGATACCTATTTCTGCTTCTTCAGGATCCGTTCCTCTTCTTAAACCTATTCTTCCACCGTCTTTTATGCCTGCTCTTAATGCAAGAGCGTCAAGTTTCTTTTCTCTTCTATCTAAGTCTCTAAGTAATTCACGAGCATATGCTCCCATAGCATCTGGGTCTGGTATATCTCTTCCTTCTATACCGTACTCGTCATCATACTTGTCCATATTTTTCATATACAACTTTTCTAAAGTTTCTAATTTATCTTCTATTTTATCCCCCTCGTATCTCTCTAAAAAAGACATATCATCATATTCTTTATCTCCAATTTTTTTTACAAACTCTCCTGCTTCAGCCACTACATCTTCGCCTTCGTCATACAATTTATTAAAATCACCTGCTGTTTCTAAAAATCTTGCATAATCTCCTAAAGTAAATATTCCAGAAGGGGCGGTGCCTTGTTCAAAACCTATTCTTCCGCCGTCTTTTTTACCAGCAAAGAAATTTTTTAAGTCATCTGCATACTCAGCTTTTTTTGCGTCTCTTTGTGCTTCATCATATTCTTCCTCTGTAATATCAACACCTGCCTGGTTAGCTAGAGCTTTTGCTTCTGCATATGAGGCTGCAAAAGTCACTGCTCCTATTACTGCTGCTGTATCAATCATGGTTCCACCTTTACCATCTGGTTTAGTAAATGCTGCTTTGGTTCCTCTTTTTAAAAGATTTAAAGCTTCAGTTCCTCGTTCATTTAAAGTGCTTTCAGGACCTACAATTTTTTTAATTGATTCTGTAATACTTATTTGCCTAGGACTTCCCTTTTGTATAATATCAAGTTGTTCTGAATAATTAGGAATACTCATTTCTTCACCTTGGAAAGGTAAATAGCTTCCCTCTGAAACACCTACATCTTTAACTGCTTCAACTGGTTCACCTAATTTAAAACCAGTTTCTGCTCCTAATGGTGAACTAAATCCACTTTTAAATCCTTCAAAGCCTCCTCTGAATGCACCTGGTCCACCAGTGGCTCCTCCTGTCATTGAAAACGGATTACCTTGAAGTCCTGCTCCACCTAAAAATCTTGCTCCTTGTCCAAGACCGTATGTTAAGGCACCTCTTTTAAGAGAATCACTTATACTGCCTGTTTGATCAAATGTTCCTAAACCACCCATAGCTGCGGCAATAGCTGGGTTAAAAGGAGCTACAAAAGGTGCTGCTTTAACAGCAATTTCTGCAACTTCGTTAGGTATAATTTTTCTAACAAATTTTTTAAGGGAACTACCTAAGCCAAACTTTTCTCTGGGTGAAACATCCATAATTCCACCGTTTGCTTGTAATTGTCTGTTCATTAAAGATCGTGATATCGCCATAATTTAAGTACATTTATATTGTTGAGCAGGCGCAGAAATCCTGTAATAGTTTACTTTATTTGATTTTTGTAGTGTCGTCAACAGATTTGACAGGCCTTGTTGCTTGCCACAAATCATCTTTAAATCGACCCGTGTAACAATACTCTCCAACATGGCTGATAGGATCGTCTATATAGCCATATACTTTGCCTCCAATATCTGCCCACCTTTGACAAAAGCCAAAGTCTTCTCCAAAGTAACGTTTAGTTTTAGGGTCATGTAAGGTGTCAAATAAATTATACATATTATCTTTCTTTTCTTCTTTTCCATTAATATTGGTAGGTTGAAATATTTCTAAATGTGAATACTCTTCAATCATTTTTTCAAGAACTCTTCTTTTAATTAACATACATCCTGTCGGAGCGTGAGTGAGCTCCACAAGTCCTTTTTCTACTGCAATAGCATTAGGATCTTCTACTTTAACAGGAAAAGTAAATCCAGCTTTTGCTAAATCATTGGCGTCATTAACAGCACCTTCTTTGGAGTTTAATCTTCTCCATATCTTATCCCAACTCATAGTCTTCATTGGGTACGGGACACTGATTATATCTTTATCAAACTCTAACATTTTAAATATAGTGTTTGCATTAAAGTCTATATCTGAATCTATAAATAATAAGTGAGTGTATTTATCTTTATGATTTAACATTTCAGCAACACATAAATTTCTACCTTGTGTAACTAAAGATGATTTTAACAAAGTAAAACTTACTACCATATTTTTTCGCATGCATTCTTGTTGAAACTTTAAAACAGCTTGACAGTAATGCATACTTACATCACTATGACATGGTGTGCAGACCATGATTTTGTGAGGCGATGTCCCTAAATATACTTCGTTAGCATTTTTTTCAGAGCTTACTTTATTTGTTTTTATGGTTTGATAAGTATCCGCATTTGCTTCTTCTTGTTTTTCTTTGTTAAACCAGATTGGTTCATTAGGATTTGACATTTAGAGCTCCTTGTAAAAATCTACTCCAAGCAGAAGCTTGTTTATTCCAAGAGTAATACAGTTGAGTATAAGTAGATTGAGTTTTTAAATGATTTTGTATTGTAGGTTCATGTAGAGTTTCAACAGCAGCTTCTATTCCATACGCAAATTTTTCAGCTAATCTTTTATAATCACTATCATAAGGAATATACATAGGAAATTCAGCACCAGTCTCAAAAAGAGCTCCATAATTAGTTATAATACAATATAGGCCTGCAGACATAGACTCTAATAAAGATATACATGAAGTCTCTTCAAAGATACTTGGGTACACATACATATTATAATTTTTTATATTTTCTCTAATATATTCATTTGATCTATATCCAATGTAATTTACGTTAGAAAGTTCCCTAGCTTGATCGTAGAGGCCTTGATAGTTATGATCATTGCGATCCATAAAGTCTTTGCCATACACTTCACAAGAAGAATAGACATCAAGAGTAATTAATGGATTTTTAATTAACTGCATTGCTCCTAATAATACAGACAAGCCGCGCCATGGTGTGTTCTGATGAATAATTTTTACCGGATCTCCTTTTTTATAAGGCTGAGATTGTTCTATTTTTTCTACGCCATTCTTAATTACAATGCATTTTTCTGTGGGAAGATTAAACATCATTCTAAATTTTTCATAATTCCAGTGAGAATTAAATACGTACCAGTCATATTGTTTATGATTTCCTCGATCCTTAAACCAGGGGTAAAGATTAGGTTGATCATAAGAATTTTTTTGCCAAAGTATGTTAAGCTTATTAGGGTCTATAGGTACTTTACCAGGCACACTAGTGCATATCTGTACTTGATCCAATAATTTTTTATCTACGTATTTATGCAAGAAACCAAGTTGTAACTCGGTTCCACCTTTAGGGTTTTGGTTTTTTATTATCATTCATTACTTTCTGAAAAACATCTAAGCCTTTTGGAGATACTTGAACTGTAACGTCGGTTACAATATCAGGTCCTTCCATTTTTTTCTCAGACGTTTCGCCTGTCTTTGTATTTCTATAAATTGTTATAGTGGTACAATCTATTTTATGTATGTTATCCGTTTTCATTCTCTCTGTTTATTAAAGCATAACTAACTACTACTTCAAGTTTGTTAGCTGTTTCCGCTTGAGCCTTTATAGCATCTCCTGCTTCTAAATTCAACCCCTGTTCTGTGGCATTGACTGTGCTTGTAGCAGGTATGTCTTTTCTAAAAAATTCTACATCTGTACTAGCAGATGAATCTCTTAAATCACAGTTAACTAATACCGCCCCTGTGCTATTATTAGATACATACACAGATTTTATAATAGCAACAGCTGATGTTGATATAGTCAAAAGAGTTGTCATAGCCGTTCCATCTAATATCTTAGATGCATTTTTATATTGAATTGTCATGATAAAAAGTAATTAAAAGCGTCCTGTTCATTTTTTAAATCTTCTTGAAAAGAAAAATTAAGTTGTTGTTTCATAGTAGTCATGGATTCAATTATCTGTCTTTGATTTTCCACGTCGTATTCTTGTTTTGGTTCCGGTATATAATTAGTTAGTTTAGCCATTATGTTCTTTTCTTATCTACACCTTTTATTTTTTTCTTATTTTTAGAAGCATAAAAAACAGCTTCTCCTTTTTTCTTACCGTATTGTTTTTTCATAGATTTCATAATCTTTTTACCTTTTGTAGTTAGTGGCATCTTATCTCCTTCCGTCTGGTTGTGCATCGAGTCTAAAACTACCGTAACGCCAAGTTTCTCCTACAGCGTCACACTCTATTTTAATAGATAATAATCTTGCTCTTGCTCTCGTATCTACTTTATCAGTGGTCTTTGTTATTGTAAAGGGCCCTAAAGACGAGCTTGCTTGTGTGTCTGAGGGAAAATCAGATATAAATAACGTTACCTTAGAATTACCAACTAAAAATTTATAGTCTGGCATAAATCTTTTCATAGACATAAAAAACTCACCATCATCAATATCAAAATCTCCAGATCTAATAAAAGCATTTATGGAAGTTGTTCCGGTGCTGTTAACTTGATCATTACCCACTTCGTGAGCATAATAAATACTAGCGCCATATTTATTTGTAATTCCTAAAATATCAGGAAATACAGGAGTCTCTGTAGAATTATAATCGGTTGCATAAGGTTTATTAAATACTCCCTGGTCTTGATAACTTGTTCTATCTAAAGATGAAGTAGTCCAAACATTTTCTTGATAATTATACGTTACACATCTGTCAATTTGATCAGATCCGTCTTTTGGATAAAACCAATTTACTTCGGTATATAAAGAATTTGGTGAAGAAAAAATTACATCTGCTGAATTAAAGTTAAGACCTAAATCTCCATTCTGTGTAGTAAATACAAAATCCTCAACTAAACAAGGTAGAGCTTTAACAGTACCATCGTACATAAAAAATCCGCCTTCATTAGACATCCAATAGATAGCACCATTTACATAAGAGGCTGCGTGTTGCCCAATGCATCCACAGTTTGTGCCGACCTGTCTAACACTAAATGTAAATGGTGGACCAACAAATTGTATAACGTAAGCTGCATTGTCGGTTAAAACAAAAACATAATCTTTACCTTGAAGAGCTGCTCTAATTTCATTACCAGTATCCAGTCTAAAAGTACCAGCGGTGTTAGTGGCTGTTGGAGTATAGGTGTTTAAATCTTCTTGATTTGAAAATCTTACAAACATAGGATCTTGTGTGGCTGGAGTTCCAATTGTTGTTTCCGTACCAAAATGGAATAAATGTCTATCTCTATCAGACACTAACGTAAATCTACTTTTGGTAGGATTATTAGTAGTTTGAAAATTTGAAGTTGTTTTAGAAGCTCTAATAGTCCGAGCATTTGTGGCTCCTGCATTCCAAGTAAAAGTTTCTCCATTAAATATTGTGGCTACTAACACTTCTCCAAAATTATCAAGGCTCCAATTTCCTGGGTCTAAAGTTACATCACTTGTTGCTCTTTCAGTTCCCCAGGTTGATGCTCCCCATGTCGATGTGCCCCATCCGTACCCTACAGTTTGAATAGTTGGCCCAATTTCAACATAAGGATTTACGGTTGCAGCTCCAGCGGCAGTCATTCCAGAACCACCTTCGTTTCTCACAGCCTGAACAGTAAATTTATCTATATCGGGCACAGTCAAAATTTCATAAGCTACTTGTAATTCTGCTGCAGTATAATCTGAAGCACCGGTAACAGTTACGGCAGATAGAGTTATGTATCGGCCAACCGCTAATCCATGGGAACCTTTATTAACTTGTAAAACATTTGATCCGTTAACTGTTGTTAATGTACATCCTGTGATGGCTGTATCCAAAGGACTAATGTCATAAAAATCATTTCCATAATATAAGAATAAACCTTGAGACGTTCCAATGGCAGCATATTTCTCACCAACTAACGAGGTAAAAGCCACTTGAGCTCTGCCTGCTCCTGGCAATGTTTTGGATGAAGCTGTAAGTTGAGACCAGCCGCCTATTTTTTCTGGTGCAGTATAACGAAAACGCACAAAATCACCATCTACCCACTTTCCAGGAAGGGCTGAAGGAACGCCTTGTTTATTGAATCCAGCTGCAAAATCTACTTTTTTAAGTGCCATAAGTATGGTATACCTTTGTTATGAATATAAAGAAAGGTAGAATACAATAGGTTTTATGCTAACTCAACCATTTTTTCCTGTAATGATAAGCACAGATAAATATGATAAAAACAAAACGCTTTGTGAAGAAACTGCAAATTATTGCATAAAGATGTCTCAAAAAAGAAAGAACGATGTTGCCACGGGTTGGATCTCAAATTCAACCTTTAACACTTTAGATATGTTAGATGTTTTGGATGCTAAAAAATTTCACGACCTAAACAACTGGGTTAGGGCTAAAGTAATAGCTCATGGTAAAACAATAGGTTACAATAGTCTTAAAGCAACTAGTGCTTGGTTCAATGTATACTATAAGTATGATTTTCAAGAATTTCACTCGCATTGTAAATCACATGTTTCATGTATTTATTTTTTAAAATCCGATGTAGATAAAGATGCAAGAGTATTTTTTGCATCGCCCATACATGATGTAGCCAATAAACCTGAACCTAACTATAATAACTTTATGACATGGGACAAAGTAATATTTACACCAGAACAAGGCACTTTAATCATATTTCCATCTTGGTTGAGACATTGCGTAGAGCGTCAAGAGAAAGAAGGTCCAAGAATAACTGTTGCATACAATTTTGATATTATGTTATAATAATAGGACATGCTGATGATACACGTGTTTGAAAGTCTTGCTCCTACTAATTTTTTTAGTCCTTTTTATAAATATTTTATGTATGAAAACATGTCTGATATAGACATAGAAAAATTAAAAAATCATATTTTAAATATAGAAAAAGACATTATAAAAAATACAACATCAAAGGGAGACGGTCGAACTGGGCTAGGTAAAAAAAGTCTCACTAGTCGACATATGTCGTTTAATTTATTTAATTCAGATGAGACTATTTTTTTAAAAGACAACATCAAAAAAAATTTAAAATTGTTTTTAAAAGGATTAAAAATACCAATGCCTAAAAAAATTTATGGTAAATGTTGGGCCAATGTAATGAGGGAAGAAGAACAAATAAAAAGACATAGACATTCAGTAGAAAATACTTCTTTTCTAAGCGGACATCTTTGTGTGGAAATAAATAAAACTGGTACTTATTACGTAAATCCTTTTGACGATACAGCGTTTAAATTAGAAAACAAACCTGGTAAAATAACAATATTTCCATCGTGGATTGAGCATTACACTGATGTTACATCCTCAAGACGAATTACTGTAGCTTTTGATTTAACCTTACAGCCCATTGAGAATAATAATTTTGTATTAATATAAATGAATCATTTAGAAGCAATCGTTGAAATAAAAAATATAATTTCTAAAGATTTTATAAATAAAATTATTCCTTTAACGAACCATAAAGCAAAAGATTATTTAAAAATTGGAATTGGTTTACGTAAAGAGTATAGAAATGTTAAAGGTTATCAATTAAATTTTACAACCCCTACTAATGTATTTTATTGGAATTTTATTAAAAAAGAAATAGAAAGAATATATACTTTTTATAAAGCAAAATTTCCTAAAATGTCTAGTGTTAAAATTAATCAAATAGATTTATTAAAATATACGCCTGGTGGAAAATACGAAATACATACAGATCACTATACAAGTACACCTAGGCACCTCAGTATTATAATTAATTTAAATGACACTTATGAAGGCGGAGATTTAATTTTTACCGATCAACAAAATAAAGAAATTAAAAGATTAAAACTTGATAAAGGATCTATTGTATTTTTTCCAAGTAATTTTATGTATCCCCATAGTATTCAACCTATCACGAAAGGAACAAGGTATAGTATAGTTGCATGGCTGCAGTAAATTATAAATTAATAAAAAATTTTTTTT